ATTCTGGTTCCACGTATCATCACCAGCGGTTGGATATGTAAGAACTAATAATAAGCCAATGGGAGAACCTAGAGGGTGAAACTCTCCGCCTCCCCCAGTTGTGGTACTACTCCATGCAGTAGATCCTGTCGAAACAAGTGACCAAGCCATTATGGATTAATGAAATAAAAAGGTTTCTTCCAATAATCTCCTGTAATAACCTGTTCAGTGTCGAAACCGTGCCCGACAGGCTCCCAGTCAGGACAGGCCTCATTATTTAATACAGCCTGTCTAAGCAAATCTCGATACTCTCCCTTCCAGTATGCAGCATCTTCGTACATCTGTAGATACCTAAACCCACGGTAGGTCATACCAGAAACTAGCATATCTTCTTTACTAGGTTCAAAGGATATGAGATCTGCTGTAGTTGTAACTATTGTGGGGAGTAGGTTAACGCGACATTGTACGGTATAGATACCGTCTGGAATAGGATAGAGGTCAAAACTATTACCTCTCGGCACGTATATGTTGGGCCGATCCTCACTATCTCCTTCTGGGTAAGGAAAGTACTTATCGAATATGTGTGATAGCATAACCCTTAACTTAAAAGAGTTAGTGCCATCAATACAACGGACGGTCAGTATCTCTTTATAGTTAACGGGAAAAGAATAGTTTTTTGTCCCATCCACAGTAGCTGACTGGTATAATCTCTCCAGTTCTACAAAGTTTGTAGCTTTGGAAGCCTCTAACTGTGTTCTGTTAAGCCAAGACATAGCTTGACTTGAAAGGGTAGCGCCAGAACGTGTCGTAGTAGTAGAAGCCCTAGAAAGATTATCCAGAGTTTCTGTAATGAGGACTGAAGCTGCTGAATTAGCCATCCAAGCCCCCGTTTGTTATGCACTTATAGCTATACCGGTACCAGTATTATCCTTCATTATATACACCCCGCCAGTTGCGCTGGAGTAGAATAATAAACCGGCTTTGTGTTCTGCACCAGTACCAGACGATATCACCTGTATACACGGATTTCCAGAACGTGCGATTGTCTTTTTACCTTTAAACGCGGTGTCCTCTATTTTCCTTCTAACGGTCATTTGACCCCTCCTGTTGGTACTTCTTCACCCACTTCTACCATATCTACTTTAGTTTTTAAACCCGCTTCTGCATCTAACATCTTATTGTGTAACATGAATTGATGCTTATCCATTTCCTCTTGTGATAACGTTACCATCCCAACACCAGTCTTACGCTTTTCCTCTAAACCCATATTCATGTAGTGCGGTCTAGTAAGATCATTCACACCATTGTGGGTAAGTCTAACAGCCATATGTGCGTATTCCTGAATGCCGGCTTCTATACATCTATCCGCAAACCACGAGTCGCTTGGATAACCCTCTGTGCAATGGAACCAAGGCTTCTTTATCTTATCAAAGATAGAAGTTTTCATCAACGTAAACGCGAACGGTATTAGATCAGCTGTTTGTATTAGTTGATCTTGAGGTTCTCCGCACACCATACAGAACTTCGCATCCCAATGAGATAACCCACTGTTACACTTTTTACATAAACAAGGTATCTCATATAATCTATACATCGAGTTATCGGCTGGCATGTCAATAACTTTCTTACTCCGATCGTACCTTCTAAATACACACATCGCGTATGGAAATTTAGAAGCATACATTACACCACCAATAACATCTTTATCTGCAGCTAAGAGTTTTTCTAAATCATCAACAGTAACATTATAAATATCATCATCCATAAATAGGATGTGCGTGCACTTATTAAACTGTGCTACTTTTACTATCTCTATCTCAGCCATATGCACTGGTCTACGATAGACAAAGTAATAGCCAGCAGTAAATTTACCCTTAGCCATTGTGCATATAGAAGTCCAAAATTTCAAAAAGCTTGTAACAAACTCATATGAAAAGTTTAAACACGGTATGCCTATAAGTATTCTGGGTATACCATCCTGTGGGGGCGGCACCGGTGAAACAGCCGGAAACTGCGCCGGCATATCTCCTTCACAAGACATATGAATATCTCCCTTTGGTGCCCCTGTTTCAGGCTCTTGAGGCATTTCTACTTTAGGAAACTCCACTGGGGGCAACGCAAAGTTGGTTGTTGCTTCGCTCGTTACTTTAGTTTCTTCGCTCATTTCTTCTATCCTTTCATATAGGTGGACGGGGGCACAGGCAGAGCCTGCACCCCTCATCCTGTTGGTTTATTCGAAATCAACATACGTTGGTGCACATTCAGTATCTACAGCAGCTAACCCGACGTTCTGGGCTACGATGTTGTACATATTGCCTGTTGCAGCCAAAGTACCTGTAGTTACTGCATCTAACGCACCAGCTGTAGCGGATAGCTTCAGAGGTGTGAAAGCGGCAGCGGTATCAGCACGTAATACGTTTGCGATACCCTTGGTTTGCAGCCAGAAGTAATAACCAGATGTTACTGCGATAGGAACGACTCCCATTGGTTTACCAGTAGCCGTTAAGGTAACCGACTTGTACGGATTAGGCACATAACCGACCACGGAAGCTGAACCTAAAGAGCTAACCAAGCCGTCATAAAGTACAACTTTAAATCCGGTTGTACCAGCTTCGTTAGATTTGATGCGATACATTTGTCCTTCGCCTGTTAGATCAGCAACGTAGAAATAACCATCAGCCATCGTGTTAACAACAGCCATAGTTGTTGAGGTGCAGGTTAAGGTAAGGGCACCAGCGTTAGTAGAGGCAATGGTTAAATTGACAGTACCAAATCCGGTATCCTGCGCTGCAGCAACGGCGATTCTACCAGCAACTAAGTCAGATGCGGTAGCTGCATAAGCATAGCGGAATACTCTGTCCGCTACTTCCAGCTTCGTCCCTAATCTAGCTTTAGCTGTAGACGAAGTTTCCATTATCCCTTGATCCACAGGAATCGTAGGATTCAGGACATTAATTACATTGGTAGGTACACTCATGTTTGTCTCCTTAGCCTTTTAGGCTGGCTCAAAGGGGCCCATTGGCTTGGGCCCCGGAGCGGTTTTTACGCAGTTGTTATAGCTGTTAACACACCTAAAGATGCACGTCTAGAAGCGATTAAATTACCTTTCCAAACTATCTGGGCAACCCTGTCCAGCTGGTTAGGAATGGTCTTCCACTCTGTCATAGTCATGTTGATATCAGGATCCACATTCAGGCCGATGAACTTGCTATTCAAGAAATACATATAGCCCGCGGTGCACTGAGATGACCACACGACTGGAATACCCTTGAAGGTAACCGTAATCATCATCGCATCACCAGAAGTCTGGTTAACGATTTGCTTCTGTTCCTGCACTTCGTCCTCATAATACTCTGCTACGGTCTGGGTAGTCACGATCATATCAGGTACATCTGAGGCTTGACCAGTCGAACAGTTATTGTATAACTTCCTCATGTCTGAGAGAAGATATACAGCAGCAGAACCACTAGACGCGGCCTGCTTGTTCTTCCACCAAGTATAGGTGGTCTGGGCAATATTACCAACGGTACGTGCGGTGTCAGGTGTAGCATCAACTAAGTTGCCAAAACCTTCCGGATCTTTACTACCATTACCAGTACCATCACCGAACATAAAGGCTTCAAACTTATCGACCATACTTCTCTCTAAGTTATCGATCTTTGCGTTGGCGAGTGAAAGGTGCTGTTGTTTCGACTTGTTCTTTGCATCGTCAGTATAATAACGGACGATAGAACCAGCCACGAATTTCCATTCATACTGAGCAACCGTTAAGAACTTGGTGTCAGAAATGGATATCGTATCACCCTTGTCTAGTGAGGTGACGGTTTCGTTCTTGGCATACGCCAAAGGTATTTCTAGATACCTACCACCGGTGCCATTAAGAGTAATGCCACCCTTGGATTTTAACAACTTGAACGTCGGTGTCGCAGTAAAGATATTGTCGGTGACGTTATCTTTCCTGTTATTATACGTTGACGTATAAAGATCGTCCAGTTGCTCTGTTCTAGTAGGATTAGCCATGTTAGTTTACCTTTATATTGAGTCCTTCCCAGAACCTACCACTTGATTCCAGGCATCCTCAGCAGCGTCCATCTTGTTCTTAAAAACCTTAGTCTGCATATCCCCGGTAGGTACATGGCCCGTAGGCTTCTCCGCAGCAGTCTTAGCAGGATCAGGCTTTTCTTCTTTAGCTGGAGGCTGTTTGTCAGCTTTCGCTAACTTGTATGCCTGTTCAATTGATATAGGTGTTGGTGAAGATTCGAGTATTTTTCTGGTATCTTCTCTGAAGTCCTCAAAGTCTTTATACTTCTTTTCACATGCTTGTAACTCGAAAACAGCATAGATATCAGATAGACTCATATCGTAGTTTTTGAATTTCTTCTCCAACTCCGGCGAAAGCTCTGAGAGTACCGCTTCCTTTGCTTTATCGACTGCCAACTCTAATAGCTGTTTAGAAGACAGCTTATCGATGTCAGAATCGGTGAGTTTAAAGGAACTCTCTACCTTCTTTTCTACCTGTTTACCTTTCTTTGTTTCGAGAAAAGCGATGTACTCTGGATCCAACAGAGAAAGATTCGCGTCATCTAACTTAGTTTTCAGCTCTCTTTCAGAGGCACTAAGTTTCTCGTAATCCTCCTTCGGGACAAATTTCGTTAAGTCAACATTCGCAGTTGATTTAGCCTCTTCGTTGGCTTGCTTTGTCTGATCGCTCATTCTTGCTCCTCCATATTTTGCTTCCTCACCTGTCGCTGGTACTTGTGGTACTCACGGCGAAGAAGACGTGAAATTGTTAAGATGTCTCTACTTACCCAAGCCCCTGAAAATATGAAACTAGGAGTGCCCTGTGAATCAATGTTTATAGAAAGTTGTTTCGGCTCTACCTGTTTCATCGTAACCGTCGCGGTTACATCTTTGTTCGCGTCCGTCATAAACCCCTCCTTTTTATTTCGTAACCTTTGCCTTGAGACTTCGGTTTAAGGAAAGCTTTAGGCATGTTACCGTGTTTTTCACATTCTTGAAATAAATGTTGCTTATCCCTTATATAAATGGGTTGTGGGCCTATATGTTCATACCATCCCCTAACCCAATCATTTGTATTTACTCTAACACCCTCACCTTTTACGTCTTCGCACTTTGCACAGTGATCACCTAACGTGTAGCCATGACGAGGGCAGATTAGTGCAACGACTGTTTTACTCATTACACCGGCCCCCTAGTCTTTGCAGCCATCATCTGTGCCGCTACACCGGGAGGTACCGGTTGTTCGGGATTCATCCCTGCCCCTGGAGCCGGTTGCTGATTAACCTGAGCAAGTAGACGGTCGACATTGATACCATCAAATTGGTTAAAGAAATACCTCTGTAGCTCGGCTGGGGCTGGAGCACCACTCTTCACTAATCCCATATTCATATTAGCCCATGCCGTAGCCATTTCGATAGCGTCTTGTCTCTTAGTCCTCTGGTCCACAGGTAGTGCGTTAGTAGGATCAACTTTTAAATTATACTCCGCTTTGATATCAGTAGGAGAGAACTTAATCCAATACTTGGCACCGTCCGGTCCTACAACAGCTCTAACCATCGGCTGTGTCCAGTTAGTGAATACTATCTGGTTAAACTTACGTACTATATTAGTTAACATATCAGCAACTATATCACGTCTCTCATCTATACGTATCTGGTTAGCCCAGTTTACCACATCTGTTTCTTTAGCTGATATATGAGTCTTACCCATATACTCACCAACACTGGAACGGGAGAATCCTACCATTTCACGCACATCTCCCCTAACTACCTCACCAGCTCTTTCGAGATCGGCTAATATACCGGAAGCCCCCGGCTGTAGAGGCATGATAGATTCTGTAAGGGCACCTTCAGCATTAATCATAATACCAGCCTGAACCTGCTCTGTAAGCATCTTCTCTAACTCTTCCTTCTTCACAGCTCCTTCTTTATAAAGGAACTTTAAGATATCGATACGGCGATGCTTCATAGCTTGTGTACGTATCTCATTTAACTCTAACATCTGTGGTTCTATGATACGCGCATCTGGCACACCATAAATGAAATCCGGATCAGGGTTAAACACAAGAGTCTCAGCAGGAATGCCCTCGATTTGCAGAACATCCTCATCCTCTCGTAGGAACTCGCTGTGATCCATAGTCAGCGCTAATATCTTCTTTGTCTTAGCATCACGTATCTGCCACAATTCTACCCACTCATGATCCTTCATATCTCCGTCGTTCCACTCGTCCCTAGTGCCCCCGGCAGGAGTAGTTCTGCGTTGTACAAAAGAACCTTTAAGATCTTTAGTATTCTTATACTTTGGGTCCGCTTTTATATCATCAACTGGACGGAACACCCTCATTGCTACCCATTCTGCTGAGTCGATTCCTTCACAGCCCCAAGGATACACAACATCTTCAGGTCTAGATCGAATGAACCAAGGCATGCCTGGAGTAGCTCCAGTATTATACTCGATACGATTACCTTTCTTATCGAATGAGGTGAGAGATGCGATACCCGTTTTACCGATTGTCTTTTCTTGGTCATATCCGTATAGTGAATCGTAACCTATGAAACCGGTGCTGATACCACACAGGAAAGCATCGGCAATCATTCGTTTAATCTGATATTTCGTATTTAATTCTCTAAGTAACCAATTATCTATATCCTCAACTAGACGCGCGTGTAATTCAAACTCTAGGCCGGGTTTTGTAGGTGTGATCACCACAGCAGGGTTACGAAAGTAGACCTGGGGTATTGTCTGCCTGAGAACAGAGAAAACCATGTTAACCGGAAGTATACCCTCGGGAAACTCGTGTCTATAATATGCTTTGTAACTAGCCCACATATTACTTTTAGCATATTTAAGTTGAAACTTCATCCCGTTGACTATAGCATCCTTCCACCATTGAAGGCTTCTTTCCTTAACCATTCCAGCGACCTTTCTTTGGACTAGACTTTATTATAGCTCTAATGCGAGCAGCCTTCATCTTAGCCGGAGACATTTCTTTCTTAAGGTATTCTTTAGTCATAACGTTCTTCATATTACACCTTTAATACGGAATAGAATATTATGTAGTTAGTTACAGTACCTATGTTAGTAGCAGTAATACCACTACCGCATACGATAGGAACCATAGTACTATCGTTTGTTACTGTGGTCGCTACAGCTTCGATCATAAATACCTTAGCTCCGCCCGTATTAGGACTATTGTGTACGTTGATAAACGTGTTATTGGCACTACCAGAAGCACTGATTCCGTAAAACAACGCCGGTTTAGTTGTGACAATAAAAGCTCCTGCACTTGTAGCAGGTGAGGCAATACATGCATCCCACTTCATACTTCCTCCTATCGACTTAATGCTTTGACGCGCGACTTATTGGGCCGCCAGCCATGTTTATAAGCTCGAGCCACACGCTCAAAATTATCTCTTTTCTTCTTGGAACCGAAACGCCTTACCTCACCGCTTGACATACGTAGATACTTATCACCGATTTTCATTTATTCCTCTGCCGCCGGTGTTCGAACATATCCTAATAATCTAGGCATATTCTTTTTATCGTAAATAACCCTTTTAACTTTAGCTGGGTAGTCTCCCACATTTCCCTCTATTATAACTATTTTATTCCCAGCTATATAATCTACTATACCCACATGTCCCGAGGCACTTTTAGGATCCCCACGAGTAAATACAGCAATATCTCCGGACTGTGGTTCATTAACTGTCATACCAGCTTTTCTAGCTTTATTCCACCACTGTTTGGCCATTGGAAGATAACCAAATACATCCTCCCCCACATTTTTGGCCATCTGTGAAACAAAAGAAGAACACCAAGGATCGCCTTGTCTACCACCAAGACTAGCCACAAACTTTCCAGAATTGTTTTTACCCTCTTCTCCCTGCCCTATAAATTTGCGAGCCTCTTCTGCTAATGCCGGAGACGCTTCGGCCGAGGGGATAATCATATCCCTTAAAACAACCCCAGCCTTTCTAAGATTAGATACTAGTGTGCTCACTTCTCCCCCGCAAATGCCCCAACTGAAAATCAAAAGGATAACCAGCAGCGCTGCTCGCATGTCTCTTTAACTCCTTCTCGATCTCCCCCATCTGAAAGGGGTTAGTCTGGACAGGGGCAGAGGAAACGGTCTTCGGCCTCAATATCTTCAAAGCATACCCCAAACAGTCTAATATATCCACCGTCTTCGAATACGGATAGAACTCTAATTCCTCCAATAACGCTCGCATGCTAACCAATATATGCAGAGCACCATTAGTAATAATAGGCTCCAGTGCCCGGATGCGCAAGTTCTTAGCATCTTTCCTCCCGTCGTATGGAAGCCTCTCCTGTTGAAACCACTCCCCCGTTGCTTCCATCTCCTGTCGCGAAAAATGCGATACTGCCCTCTGATATTGTATCTCTTCTATGTATATCTTAGTCTTAAATTGCCTCGAATGTTCTTTGTACTTATGTATAACCTCAGTGGGTGTCATACGACCCACGTCTAACCTCGGTACCCACAGGTTATGTTTCTCATCCATACCTATCGTTAGTATGACGTTACGTGCTGTACCCTTCGAATCTCCCCAACCAGCCAAGTCTACGATAGTCTTATACTCCATATCGATAGGGTATTCCTGCAAAGACTCGTGTTGATTGACATATTCCTTCTTAAACACGATATCTTCGGTGGCTCGTGGGCGATTAAGGTATTGAGTATTCTTTGTAGCATATCCCCAAGCTACATAATTACCAGAAGTAGTACCTATAGCGAAAACTTGTTCCACACCATCAGGTTCTATACTTACTACTTCATCATAACCACGTATAGATCCATGAGGTTTATTCCAAATAGTATTAACTATACGATGACTTTTAGCTGGATTACCAAAACGTATAATATCTATTTTTACTTGTCTACCACCAGACAATACAAATGTTTCTCCAAAACCACGTCGTATTACTTTATTATGTAATATGTGTGTTTGGTTTGCATTTACTGTAGCCATAGTATATGGTATATTTAACCGTTGCAACACATTTGCAATAGAAACATATACGTCTGGATTAGCGTTCTTAGATTGGGCTATAGCAATACTACCATGATTACAAGCACCTTCACCATCTATTAATCCTGCTAGATATTTATAATCTAACAAGTCTTGATTATCAATGTTATAGTAGTTATGGACTTGTAATAACTTTCTACCCACTTCTGCTGGTAAATATGCTTTATGTGTTTTATCACATCTTCCGGTATACCAAGGATGGTCAGAAGTGCATCTTATAGTTTTACCACTAGCCAAAGTTATTTTAACTACTTCTTTCAAAGAACATTCTACTAAATTTACAGTTACTTTAATTAACTTTCCTTTGGATTTCTCTTTACCGTTACTAAAACCTACTACCTCATCACCAACTTTAATATCTTTTATTGGTGTGTACGTAAAATCTGACTTTAGTATCGGTGTTTCTGCTGGAAAACATTCAAACATCCTCATACCTTGGGCACCACACACCTGCTCTAGCACGGTTTTATTAAATCTCTCAGGCCAAAGGGCCTGAGCATCGTCAACTATCGGCCAAACGGCCTCCCTCGTGACGGCTATTTCAAAGCAGCGGTACTGTTTTTCAAATTTACGTATATAATAAACCAAATCCTGAGGTGCCCACCGCGTTCCTACGTTATCTAAGCAACTTTCCTTCGGATTTGAGAATAATGACTGCGCCAATTTATGCCAACCGATAGCATTATCGATATCTTCTTGGCTAGGCATCAGTTCCTGCCCCGTAAAATCGTCTTTCCGCGCATAAATCAAGTCGTCTTCGATAATATGGTCGAAATGTTGAGAAATAACAGATCCACCGACGCCCACAGCTGTATATGTACCTTCAGTAGCCTTTAAAGACCTCTTAATTTCAGCTACGTGGTCACTCCAACGCGTCTTATTGAAGTCGGGAATGAGTTCTGGGAATGCTGCACGTAACCTCTCGTTGCTCATCCACTCCTGCTTTATCTTAAAAATCATCTTAGCAGCGTTATCAATGACGTTTGAAGCTATAAGGATACGTATATTCGGCCCCTTATATGGATAGATGTCTTTATAAAGACCAAGTTCATCAGGTAATGTAAGCCAAATCGACTTCCCGATAGTCCAGACCCACGTCTTAAACCATGACCTCGGAAGCGTGGCCTGCCTGAAACGCCCATAAGACGGTTCCGTAGCAAAATGACAAAGATCTCCGTGCACATGAGGCACTAAATCCCTATACCCCAGTATCTCCTTGCACAGGTAATACAGGCTCCTCTGGCACAGTTGCCTGTCCAGTTCCGCCTGTCGTGTCAGTGCTAGTATTTGACTCGACAACTTCGCCCCCCTCGATCGGGACAGGGGCAATAGGTGGCGCGTCGTCTTCTGGCGTATTCTCCAAGACGAACGGACTCTTTTCCCCTCCCAACCTATTCAATATCTGCTCCATCTCGCCTGTAACTTTGGCTGCGGAGGCGATCTCTTCCGGCGTATACTCACGCTTCCGTGTCTCTATAACCTCTACAGGTTTGAGACCTATTTGGTAGAGAATCTCTTTCGCAGCGTCTAATTGTACTCGACTATCCGGTGCCCCCGTCTTAGCTATCTTTACTATCTTAATAGCGGCCTGCACCGCATGTTTCTCAAAGATAGCCCGGGCAGCATCCACAGCTTTCTCATGCATCTTATGTTGAGCAGCCAATACCTCTGGCTTTGCCAGCACCTTACATATCCAAGTATAGTCCATATCCATCTTATGGGCTATTTCTCTCGGCCGCATCCCCTGCTCTACATAAAGCAAAATCTTCTTATATTTAAGTGGTAAACCCTCTTCGTTCTTCTTCATTCTAGGCATGTTGTAAGTATAACATACGCAACGACTTTTGTCAAGGGGTTTTCCACAGATTTATCCACAGAACGTAACCCGTTGTGCGACAACGAGTTGTGAATCTCAAAGTCGCCGAGGGGTCGCGTAAATTTTAGATGGTTGTAAAAATACATGCCCCCGGCTTGGGGGAAACGAGTTTTATCCACAG